GAGGTAAGAAAATATGTTGAGAAAATTTAATAAAGCATTCAATAACATGATTGAAAGAATAGTAGAAAAAATCCACTGGGAAAACACAGCGTCTAACCAGCGGACTGTTAGTATGATTTTAGGATGGACCATAGGATTCATCATAATGTTCATTTTTAAATTTATACTTGCTTAGCAAAATCACCAATTTCAGGGTCATTGAAAGCTATATGTTCGCGCGACACACTTTCTTCTTCGGTAGACCCAAAGCCATATATGGAGTTTTTGCGAATTATTTTTGTGGGTTGAGATGTTTCATAAATATCGGATTCAATAGTTGCCATTTTTTCTTGAACATGGACTACCTTTCCAGTTCCTTTAACTATTTCAAGAAAACCCAGCGATTGTTTTGTGTCTGGATCTAAAATTTCATGTTTAGATAAAGCATAAACCATATAGCGTTGTCCGAGCTTAATGTCTTTATTTTTACCTGCATTTATAACAACTTTATAATTATCGTCTAAAACTTCAACAACTTTATGTAAGGACATAGTCTAACCTCCTAAATGTAATTTGTGATATTTTTAATGGCTTCAGTTGTAAGAGAAGGGCGTATAAGAATATTTGCTTTTTCATCATTGATAAATTCTAAAATATTCTGCTCTTCTGGATTAATAGCAAATACTCTTATCTGGGAAGCACCACCCTGAGTTATTGTTTGGACATTTCCATATGCAATGGCATGTTCATAATTTCCGGAACAATGATAAAAGGTAACCCATGAAGCATAAGAGATTAAATTATTGGGTTTGCAAATACATACATCATGCGAACATTCAATGATTTGAATGTGAATATTTGGAGATAGGTCGTGCAAATCTATTCTCGATTTTACCAGAAGCCAAGCTGTAACTGCAAGGATAAATACAACAATTAACAAGACCCATACAGGAACTTTCATTTCTTTATTGAAAATAAAAAATATGAAAGAGAGTATGGCACCTAATGCAAATGAAACAAGATTACTTGTATCTTGAAAATATTTTTTTAAACTATTGATTTCTGAAAAATTCATAAATTTTCTCCTTTCCTATATACTTGGACGCACTAAAGCCCTGTAATAGTATAATAGATGAAATGTCAAAAAATGTCAAACAGAAATTGAAAAATAAGAAAAGTCAAGAACAACTGAGAAAGGAAGATGGCGATGAAGTTTGAAGACATAACTTTTTACGTAACAATTGGGATAGCAATTATAAATATTACAGGTGCCTTGCGAAAAGTTGCAAAGATAAAGAAAGAAGAACCTCTCTATAAAATTTACGAAGAGATTCTTCTACAGAGAATCTTGATATGGACAATGATTATACCGCTTACCTTTAATAAGATTAATGTTTTTTTGTGGAAATAGAACGTTTAATCTTTGAAAGTTTGGAATCAATACGATCAAGAAGCTGAACGCAAGAGTAGTTAACATAATGTAGAGCGAAGAAAGCAGGATAGGAGGAATAAAACACAAGTGATTCGTTTAAAAGGTCCGACCAGTGTAGAAATGATGCAAGTTATTAAAGTAACAGCAAAAAAAGGTTTGGGAATAGAAGGTGATCCGGTACGAGAAATAATTCAATATTGGGATACAGAAGGAAATCTTCTTGCAGAAATAGATACCGACCCCACTTACTTATGCGATTTGATTAAGTGGGAGTCGGATAGAGGTAAAAAGATTATTGAGGAGCATTTAAGAAAGATTGGAAGAGATATAAGCTCACCCATAAAAGATAGTGCCACTAAGATTGATGGGAAAGCTCTTTATCAAGCTACTCAGGATAAGTAATAGAGGAAAGAGGCGATAAAAATGCAATTAGCAACAACAATACTTTCGCTATCATCACTGATTGTAAGCATAGTATCGTTTATTTATAGACGACATATTGGTGTAGTTGATACGGTTGGAATGTTATGTAGAGCTGAGAAAGCAGGATAGGAGGGAGATAATTAATCAAGAACCAATAAAAATAGAAGACAGACAAGCTGTTGTACATAAACATGAATATGAACATAAATGAGGAGCAATTGAATGGAAAAAGAAGTAATCACTTTGGAACGTGAAAATTGTGTTATTCGTATTCACAGGCCTGATATTCCGGAGGAAGAAAGACAACGGAGAATGGAAGCGTTTAAGCAGGCAGCCGCAACATTTATGAAGGCTGTTTACAGACAAAACCAAGGAATATGAAAAAAATGTGCCTGCGGGAGCGGCAACTCCCAATGGGCACATAGCAAATAAATCACTTAAAGTATACCTCATGATAGAGAAAAAGAAAAGGAGAAAATTATGAACGAGGAAGAAAAGACTTTGAACTTAGATGATGTTAAGTTTTTACTTGAAAAAGTACACGCAGCACAGCAGGCGGGAAATCATGTCATTTTTAGACATAGTAACTACTCGACAGAAGTAATTGCTATGGAGGGCGAAATCTCTGAGGAAAAAGAATGGGATAAGCAATTTTATATGCATAATAACGCACCAGAGGAGCAGAAAGCTACATATAATGAATGCATTTTGTATCTTGAAAAATTGGCAGGTGAGGAAGATAATAATTAATTTTTTACTGAAAAAATATAGTCAAAATGAATCGGCTCTGCAGTTACAGCCTGCGTCTCTGCTGTATCAGAGACGCAAGGCAGCACTAACTGAATTGATTGTAATGGATATGAAACGAAATGGAGCATTCCAGAAATAAAGAAAACCCAGCGAAAATTATTCGCTGGAAGGATGGACAATTAGAATGTTTCTGCGGAACATTAGCAGAGGCGGAAGATTATGCAAAGAACAAATCAAAAGTGATCAAACAAACCTATATCATTATTACATGAAAAAGAGGAGGCAAATAACTGTCTCCTCTTAGTAGCAAATACCAAAGATGGTACGCTATAAAACCGTATCTAAAGTGTACTATCTGAAATTTAAAATGTCAAGAAATAATCGGGTGAAAGTCCCGTATTAACCTTGATAAACGTATTAAAGATAGGACCAAGGATATGAGTTATACGAAAAATATATATGAATTTGATAATGCAATAGAGGTTGAGGAAAAACACACTTACAGATACCGTTCTCCAGGCATGAAAAGGGAGAAGAAAAAGAAACTCACTCCTGCTCAGATGAAAGCTGTCAATCAGAAGAATAAGGAGAAGACCTGTAGAAGAAAGCTGAGAAAACACTTCGAAGAGAACGATTACTTTGTATGTCTTACATACGAAAAAGAAAAACGTCCGTCCGACATGACAGAAGCAAAGAGAGATTTTTCGGATGCAATGAAGGTGATCCGGAGGGAATACGGGAAAGCAGGATACAAAGTGAAATGGATACGCAACATTGAGGTAGGAACCAAGAACGGATGGCATGTCCATCTGGTAATAAACAGAATACCAGATACAGATTTGATTTTGCGGAAAGCCTGGAAGAAAGGAAAAGTAATTTGCCAACTAATGTACGAAAAAGGTGAGTTTAAAGACCTGGCCGCATACATCACTAAAACTCCGGAAACGGACAAACGTCTAAGAGAGACAAGCTATTCCACATCCCGCAATCTCCCTCTTCCGGAAGCAAAGAAAAAGACATATGTCAGATGGAGAACATGGAACAAAATCCGTATCCCAAAAGGATATTACATTGATAAGGATTCTGTCCACGAAGGAAATAACCCAGTTACCGGTTACCCATACCGGGAATATACACTATTGAAACTAAAAAGGAGAGAATGAGATGGAAGTACATATCTACATAGGGACAGACAGTAAAGCCCCAAGAGTACAACCCCGCAAATACGGATATGTGCTTGCCTGCACACTAAAAGGAAAACTAGCAACAAAACAGGGGTTCAAGGAAACAACAGGAACATACAATAGGGCTACTTTGGAAGCCATAACGGAAGCAGTAGCCAGGGTAGTAAAACCAAGTGAAATACATATTCATACTGAAAATGTGTTCATTCTCACAATGCTTGAAGAGAATTTAGATAGGTGGGAACAAAATGGATATGTAACCACAAAAGGAGAACCGGTAGCAAATGGAGACTTGTGGAAACAACTGAAAGAAAAAGCTGGGGAGAATCTACTCTTATCGGAACCAGGGAAGCACGAATACAGTATGTGGATACAAGAACAGTTAAAAAGAGTAACTACAAATTGCTAAAACCCGCATAAATCCCAAATAGGGGAGCGATTTTGAAAAGTAGTAAGAAAGAAGTTATCCACAGGTTTGTGGATAATGTGGATAATTAATAGAGAGGATGAAAAGGGATATTTGATAAATTTGGAGAAATAGCTGGACAACCTCCAGAGGTTTTACATATTACAGCAACTTGTTAACGGTTCCGTGAGAACTATATGCCATTGATATTCCTCCGGAATAAATCCGGAGGAGAAAGGAGTCGAAATGTTTTTGAACCCTAAGATTTTAAAAAAGTTATTAAAAGAAGCGTATAAGCATAGAAGCCTTTATCTTGCTTGTAAAACAGAAAGCTTATATATAGCAGCAGGATATTGGGAGATGGAATTTTTAAAAGAATACATCCCAAAAGAAACATTAGGAGATATTGTAGCACTTTCAGGAATGCTTCCAGAAGATGGACAGCGGTATCAAGTCTTAGAATCAGGTAATCAGTTAGAGACTGGATTGCCACTTGAAATAAAAAAATATGTGGATATGCGCCCAACAGAAGTGACAAATTGGTTAACTGTTTCAAGCGCAAGCAGAATGTTGCGAGTATTGCAGGATGCATCTGGTGAAACCAAATTAGTAGATGATACCTGTGTAAAAGCGGTAGACAGTAGCTATTGCGAAACAGAAAAAGGAGAAACAGCTCCAACAACCCCTACTTATAACGAATGGTCTGCTATATGGGAAAATAATGTTGGTAAATTCAGAGTAATGCTTCACCGAATGGATGAAGACAAAGAGGGAGTATTAAAACAATTAGGAATGGTAGATCTGAGGAGGAATCCTGATTGAAAAAACGAAAGAAACATAAATCGAGTATATTACAACAAAAGGGAGAACCTTGTTACCTCTGCATGAAATTAAAACCAATGCGAGAGTGGAGACGAGCAGTGCACGAACACCATATATTTGGCGGTTCGAACAGAAACAAGTCGGAAGCGGAAGGATTAAAAGTTTATCTTTGCCTAGAACATCATATCAGTGGCAAGGAAGCGGTACATAACAATGCTGAAATGATGAGATTACTTAGAGAAGATGGACAAAGAGCTTTCGAACAGAAATATACAAGAGAGGAGTTTATGAAGATGTTTGGTAAAAATTACTTAGAAGAATGAAAGGCGATAAAATGAACGATTTAATGATTTTTGAAAATGCAGAATTTGGGAAAGTACGAACTATGAATATCAATAATGAACCATGGTTTTGTTTATTGGATATATGTAAGGCTTTAGAAATTAAAAATATTAGTCAGCTGAAAACTAGACTGAATGGAGATGGGGTCATTATTAATGAGGTCATCGATAACGTAGGAAGAAAGCAAAATGCAAACTTTGTAAATGAGGCTAATTTGTATAAAGTTATTTTTCAGAGCCGAAAGGCATCTGCAAATAGATTCATTGACTGGGTAACGGGAGAAGTTCTCCCATCTATTCGTAAAAACGGTGGGTACATAATGAATCAGGAATGTATGACTCCAGAAGAAATCATGGCTGCTGGATTAAAAGCAGCGCAGAAGATAATTGAGAGTAAAGACAAAGAGATTCATCGCATGAAACCCAAGGAGATTTTTGCAGATGCCGTGACCTCTAGCTATTCATCAATTCTAATTGGAGAGTTGGCGAAAATTTTAAAACAAAATGGAATCGAGATAGGTCAGAAGCGGCTGTTTCAATGGATGAGAGACAACGGTTACTTAATTAAGCGGAGTGGGTCAGAGCATAATATGCCAACGCAGCGGAGTATGGAACTTAAAATTTTAGAAATCAAAGAATCAATAATTACTAATCCTGACGGTTCGACAAAGATAGTTAAGACTACGAAGGTAACAGGAAAAGGTCAGCAATATTTTATTAATAAATTTTTAGAGAATAAATAGTTATTATTCCCCGGTTACGGCCGGGGAGAAAGGAGACATAAGATGGATTATGAGAAAATTTATGAAGCACTTAGATTAATAAAAGAAATATGTGGTAGTTGTAACGGTAATGCTGGGATTGATTGCTGTAAAAAGTGCCCATTAGGGAGAGCAGACGGTACTTGCTGCGTAACAGGAAGAGTTCCAGAATGTTGGAATTTAAAAAAGCCGGATCTGGCTATCAGATTAATGGAGTGATTATGAGGCACGATTATAGGATTTTACATGATATGCTAATCAATGGAAGGATAGGTACGAACGAATTTAAAGAACGGATAGATGCAATCAAACCGGATACATATATGAACTTATCAGAGAGGTTCATGAAAGGTGAAATAGGCGAAGAAGAGTTCGTGGAGCGGTACAATAGGTTAATCGAACAAGATGCTGAAAAACACTGGGAACCAATCAGACCGCATGAGCACATATAATTTTACAAAATAATATGAGAAATAAGAGATACTTGACAAAAAACCATTATACACAAGAAATAATAACCAGTTTATTTGTAAAGTAAAAGAAAGGAGTAAATGAGATGGAGAAAGCAAAAACAGCTACAATAATTCCTTTTGAAGAAGCGGCGTATAAGGAACACGTAGTCGAAGCAGAAATTGTAGTTCACGGAAGCCAAGAAAAACCATATTACGAAATTAAATACAGAAAAGCTGGAGAAGCTGATTACAGCATTGGATATTCGTCTTACAATCTAGATATAGTATTTGAATTTTTAGATAAATATTTTGTATTTGATAATAAAGAGAAAAATAATTTTTCGGATAGGAGGTAGGATGAATATACGAAATCACGAACATTATAAAGATCGGACGGCACATGATGCGATTAAGGCAGCGGATAAGCCGCCTAATGCCGTAAGAGAGACAGTTGAGAATATGAGAAGAGAAGCAAATAAAAGAGGATTTGAAGTATTTGGTCGGATTAAACTCAGAGACATGAAAACAGGCAAGATTTATAGATAGCAGGAGGTGTTTGACTTGAATGTAAAACAGGTTTTAAATGATTATGTAGATGCCTGCGAACTTGTTAGAGAAACAGAGGAAGATATTGAAGTATTGCAAAATGAAGAGTCAATGATGACTTCAGATAAAGTAAAAGGAAGTATGAAAGAGTATCCATACATAGGAAAAAACTTTAACATTAAAGGTGCTGACAGAAGACAAGTCGAACATTTAAGAAAAAAGCGATTAATTTTAAATGAGAGAAAGGAGAAAGCGGAGGAGACAAAGTTGCAGGCATTAGAAATTATCAATACAGCTCCACCACGTATTCAGAGAATTATTCGATATCGCTACATGGAGAAATTAACATGGAAAGAAGTAGCAGAAAAAATGGATATACGAACTACAGAAAAGAGTGTTCAGAAGGAATTTGAAAGATTTATTAAAAATTTTTAAAAGTTTGTCGCAAATGTCGTACATGTCGCAAAGAAGTGTGGTAAAGTTTAAAATGGAAGAGGAAGCAGGAACAGAAGTTTCCTTTTTCACTATCTTTTGTGAGGAAAACTGCCAGAGAGACACCCTGTATTTTTTACAGGGTGTTTTTCTTATGCAATATTAGTAGTGAATTGAATGAGAGGTGGTGAGGTTGGAAAAGAAAACGAAAGCCGATTCCGCTTTTGCAGATTATTTAGGCGGGATGAAATATAAAGATATTGCAGAAAAATATGGTGTGACTGTAAACACTGTGAAGTCATGGAAAACAAGATACGGATGGTCCAGAAATAAAGAAAAAGGTGTGCACACAAAAAAGAAAAAAGTGTGCACACAAAAAGAACAGGAAAATCCTTTATCTTATCAAAAAGAAAATGATGAAATAACAGAGATTATGGGAAACTCCGAATTGACCGATAAACAAAGACTTTTCTGTATTTATTATGTGAGGTGTTTTAATGCTACAAAAGCATATCAGAAAGCATATGGTTGTAGTTATGAAACTGCCAATGTGGAGGGGTATAAGACCCTAGTAAAACCTAGTATAAAAACGGAAATCCGCAACCTTAAACAAACCCGACTCAATCGGGAATTTCTGTCAGAAGAAGATATATTTCAAATGTACATGGATATTGCCTTTGCAGATATTACAGACTATGTTTCATTTGGCAGAGAAACGGTAGAAGTAATGGGAGCTTTTGGACCAGTACAGGTAAAAAACGAAAAGACTGGCAAGAAAGAAATTCTAAAAAGAGAGATAAACACAGTTCGTTTTAAAGAATCTGATTCCGTAGACGGAAGATTGATCAGCGAGATAAAGCAGGGAAAAGATGGAGCAAGTATAAAACTGGCCGACAGGATGAAAGCCCTGCAATGGCTGTCAGATCATATGGATCTTGCAACAGAAGAACAGAAAGCAAGGATAGGAGTATTGAAGGCAAGGGCTAAAGTTGATGATCAGATATCAGTAGAAGATAAGGTCGCAAAACTATTTGAAGCGATAGGCGGTGAGCTAGATGCTGAATCTGAATAATATTTATACGCAGAAGCAGATAGATATACTGAAAGCCTGCCAGAATACAGATTGGTTTATGCTGATCAATCATGGGGCGAAGCGTAGCGGTAAGACACAGCTAGACAATGATATATTCTTGCAGGAACTCATGAGGGTTCGGGGAATAGCAAATAAACTTGGGATAGATACTCCACAATACATTCTTGCAGGATATTCTTTTTCAAATATTCAGAAGAATATCCTCATAGAGCTATCTAATAAATATGGATTTGAATTTAAGTTTGATAAATACAATAATTTCACATTATTTGGTGTAAGGGTTGTGCAGACTTCGCATGGTTCAATATCTGGTCTGGGAAGAATTCGAGGCATGACAGCTTTTGGAGCTTATATTAATGAGGCATCACTTGCAAATCAGGAAGTATTTGACGAGATTAAAGCAAGATGTAGCGGACCAGGAGCAAGAATTATTGCCGATACTAACCCAGACCATCCGGAACATTGGCTACTAAAAGACTACATCCGGTCAGAAGCGGCTGGGATTATGAGCTTTCATTTCCGATTAGATGATAATACGTTCTTGGATGAAAGATATGTGCAGCAGATCAAAGAAACAACCCCCAAAGGGATGTTTTATGATAGAGGTATTAATGGATTATGGGTATCGGGAGAAGGAGTTGTTTATCCGGAATTTGACAGAAATGTCCATGTAATCACGAGAGAACAGGCAAACAAGATAATATTTGACCGGTATTTTGCTGGTGTGGACTGGGGCTGGGAGCATTATGGAGCAATTGTTGTAATCGGAGTAAAAGGTGATGAGTATTACATCATAGAAGAATATGCAGCACAGCATAAATATATAGGCGAATGGATAAAGAGAGCAAAGGATGTTATCAGAAGATATGGTAACATCCCTTTTTATTGTGACCCGGCCAGAACGGAGCATATCTCAGCTTTTCAGAAAGCGGGAATATCCGCATATCTGGCAAACAACAGAGTATTGTCAGGAATTGAAGCGGTCGCAACGCTTATGACAACAAAGAAATTCTTTATTGTTTATGATGAATGTCCGAGATTCCGGGAAGAGATTTATAAGTACGTGTGGAAAAAGAACACAGGAGAACCATTAAAAGAGAATGACGATGTTCTTTGTGCAATCCGATACGGTATTTACTCCGATATGACAGTAAGAGAGATAGAAGCTCCACAAAAACAGATGCAGAACGCAAAGAGATTGAGAGGTATGTTGTGATGAGTGAGGAAACATTACATGTAAATGAATTTGAGAAAGATACAAAACCGATGTATCGTTCTGAAAGAAATTTACAACAGAGATATGGGCCGGAAGCCAACTTCTCGTATCGTGCTCATAGTGCGGAAGAGATTTTAAGTGATAAAGCATTATTAAGGGAAATGATAATGAATCATCATGAAGTGCAGTGCCCAAGACTTGCGGCATTAGATGATTATATCAAAGCCAGAAATCCAACGATTTATAATACAGAGCGGCGAAGGACGGAAAAAGAAAAGGCAGATTACAGAGTCGCTCACAATTTTGCTAAGATTATCAATGTATTTGACGTAGGATATAACACCGGGGTTCCGATAAAGAAAGTCAGTGAAGATGATAAGATTAACGAGATGATAAAAGAATATGACCGAGTAAACGATATCGAGGCACTGGATGCGGAGTTGTGGAGAGATTTCCGCAAGTATGGAAGGGCTTATGAACTACAGTATCGTAACCAGAATGATGAGGATAGGTCAGTGATCAGTAATGTGTTTGAGACGTTCGTATGTTATGGATTGGATGTAGAACGCACGCCTTTGTTTGCTGTAAGGTATCCGAAGTACAAGATCGGACAAGAGGAAAGAGTATCCATAACGGTCTATACAGATGCAGAGACAATTACATATAAACCGACCACTGTAAACATTCTCAACCTGGAAGAAGAAAGCAGAGAGCGGCATTACTGGGGAGAGGTTCCCATCACAGAATATTCCCCGGACAGATATCGTCAGGGAGGCTATGAGGATGTCACATCTTTAATAGATCTTTACGATGCAGCGGAATCGGATTCTGCGAATTACATGAGTGATTTTAACGAGGCAACACTTGCAATCACAGGCGATCTTGACATGAACAGATATACTGTCCAAGACATGATTGACATGAAAAATGCGAATATGCTGCTTTTGAGTAATGGAATCAATCCGGACGGAAGCAAATCACAGACAGATGCAAAGTACATCTACAAACAGTATGATGTAACGGGAGCGGAAGCATATAAGGAACGCTTGCAGAAAGATATTCATAAGATATCCTTTGTGCCGGACCTTACAGACGAAGCTTTTGCCGGAACGCAGTCAGGAGAAGCGATGAAGTACAAACTCTTTGGCTTTCAACAGGTATGTAAAACGAGCCAGAGAGGATTCAAGAAGGGATTAATGCGCCGCTATCGCTTGCTGCTTAATATCAAGAATTTTGTACAAGAAGCGGATAACGCAGACTTAGGAGAATTACAGATTGTCTTTACCCCAAATCTTCCAAAAGCCATTCTGGAAGAACTGAAAGCTTTAGCGGATGCCGGAGCACAGTTTAGCCAGGAAACCTTGTTAGGGCTTGCTTCTTTCATCGAAGATGCACAGGCAGAAATGGAAAAAATAAAAGAGGAGGAAGAGGAAAACAAAACGGATCTAGTATTGAATCAAATGTTTTCTCCGGTACAAAGCAATGCAGAAGAAGAGGTGAGAGCGGATGAATCATAGTCGCTCGTATTGGAAGGAACGAGAGGAGCAGGCAAGAAAGGAACGTGCGAAACGGGAAAAAGGATATCAGGAAGAAATCAAAGAGATATATGAAGATATGCTCGATGATGTACAAAAGGAGATAGATTCATTCTATGTAAAGTATGCAAAAAAGGAAGGGATCTCTATAGGAGAGGCAAAAAAGAGAGCATCTAAACTTGATATTGAAGAATATGCCCGCAAAGCCAAGAAGTATGTAAAGTCAAAAGACTTCTCAAAAGAAGCAAATGAGGATATGCGGCTTTATAATATGACAATGAAAGTCAATCGCTTAGAACTTCTGAAAGCAAAGATTGCTTTAGAACTTACAGGAGACTTTGATAAGCTTCGGGATTACTACAATGAGGTAATTACTGATGAAAGCATGAAAGAATTTGAACGGCTTGCCGGTATTCTTGGTAAGACCATTACAAAAGCAGACACAGTAAAGAGGGTGAAAGCAATCGTAGGAGCATCCTTCCACAATGCAACCTTTTCGGAACGTATCTGGGGACAGAAAGAACTATTAAAACTTGAGGTAGAGAAACATCTTCGTACGGCTCTAATACAAGGGAAAGGCTCAAGGGAACTTGCCAGAAGACTCAGAAAAGTATTTGGAGTCTCTCAGTATAATGCAGAGAGATTAATGACTACGGAGCTTCGAAGAGCACAGACAGAAGTTGCAAAACAATCTTATGAGAAGAATGGCAATGAAAAGTATGAGTATATGGCAACGGGACCGCATCCATGTAAGATCTGCAAAGGATTAGATGGGAAGATATTTAATGTATCGGATATGATGCCGGGAGAAAATGCCCCACCTATGCATCCTCAGTGTCATTGTACTACTGGTCCAGCTCATGATATGGAAGATTATCATGCATGGCTAGATTGGCTTGATAAAGGTGGAACCACGGAAGAATGGGAACGCTTGAAAACACTTGGTAAATCTGATAAGATGCAGTTAACGAAGAAAGAAAAGAAAACACTTCTTGAATACAAGAGTTCAGCATCTTATAGAATTAATGAGCTACTAAGAAATCATAAAGATACAGATGAACTTCCAGAACAGGAACGAAAGTTTGTAGAAGAGTTAGATTCTGCTTTATCAAAGATGCCCCAATATGAAGGAAATCTTATACGGACAGTTGATTTTACGGCTTTTTCAGATAAAAATGAGAGAATTGAAAAATTTATGAAAGAGTATGTTGAAAATGAGACAGTCACAATAAATCAATATTGGAGCATGTCAAAAGAAAGAGGGTATAATGAAGATGCAGACATACAAATTTATGTTCAGTCCTCAAAGAAAGGAAGAGATATTAGTTCGATTGGCTTAGATGAAAAAGAAGTGCTTTATGAACGAAAACAAGAATTTTGTGTTGTAAAAACAGTGAATTACAACGGAAAATATTTCATACTTTTAAAGGAGCGATAGCGATGGGCTTAACAGCAAGAGAATGGATATGGCTGCCGCGAGATGAGCAGGAAAGAAGAAAAGGAGAATTATCTCAGTACGAATGTTTTTTACTTCGAACTAGATACGATGATGTACATCCTACGGAAAAGGAAAAAGCAAGTCTGACCCAGGAAGCAAAAGAGAGGATGCTACAAAAACCAAGTGAAGAAGAAATTCGAAAGTCAAAAGAAAGTGATTTAAAAGTAATGAAGATGTTTGGACTTATTCCAGAACAAGTGACATTTGAGGAATGGGAAAATGCAGGATATCCTATAGGATGGAAAAACGAGTGATTTTATCTGACTTCCATTATCAATACTTGTAAGTCTTGATAATGGACAGATAACAACGAAATATAGAGCGGACAGCTTTATCAAAACTTATTATCAAAAATAATGCCATCAATCATTGCGATTGGTGGCATTTTTATACTTATTTTTAAGAAAGGCTATATATGAAATTAATTGAATAATGGGAGAACTCCCGTCAGGGTATGTTACTGACCTCCCGGAAAGAACCATAAAGGCACAGCGAAAAGCTGTGTCTTATTTCGTTGGTAATTTTGGAAAAAAGGAGGATTTTGCGATGAGTAATTTGATGAATTTTGAAGGAAATAATGTAGAAGTATTTGAGTGGAAGGGACAGGTGTTGTTTAACCCTAGGCACGTGGCTTATGTTTTAAATATCAAAAATGTTAATGATAATCTTAGAAAAATGAGTAACAAGCAGGTTGTAAAACTTAAAAATTCGGATATCGGCAATACCGACATCCGAAAACTGAACAATGCAGGTGAGAATTTTCTTACAGAAAGCGGCGTTTATAAATTGATTTTTAAAAGCCGACAGCCTGCCGCAGAACGTTTCTCAGATTGGGTTGCAGATGATGTTCTTCCACGAATCCGCAAGACAGGATCCTATGAAATGCCAGAGAAAAACAAAAAGGAAAAACTTTCTTCTGTAAATCAGATGGCAAAGAACATTACTGGACTCTTACAGGAAGCAGGAGTAGATGCAAAATTTATTGCTGCAGAAGTGGTAAGGATTTATACAGATAATGGTTATCCGGTTCATTCTCCAGTAATCACAGAAGATAGCAAACTCTGGGACTGCACATCCATCGCAAAAGAACTCGGAATACTTTCAACCAACGGAAAAGCACATGATAAGGCAGTATCGGCAATTATCCAGAAGCTTGACTTATTTGCGGACGAGATTGTCAGAACAGCATATAGCAGAAATGGACATGATGGAGTCACAGTCCAGTATAAAGGCAGCGTTTTAGAAAAAGTAAAAGAATGGTTGGAGGATAACGGATATCCAACTGTGATTGAATATGGTTTAGCAAATGGAAAAACTAATAACTGCAAGGTTGTTTATAATATTTAAGAAAGGAAGGAAAAGACATGAGATTTAATGAAGCGTTTGCGGCAATGAAACAGGGAGCAAAGGCAAAGTTACCGTCTTGGGGCGGCTACTGGTGCTGGGACAGTGCGAAGAAAACCATTATCATGCATACAAAAGACGGTGAGGAGTTAGACATTCGTGAGACGAAGCGCACAGAATATACTATTCAGAATGCGTTTTCTGATGAATGGGTTCTTGCGGATGAGCAGAATTGTCCGGCACTCGGCGGAACGGCGATGTTTGACTTTGGTAGTGCAATTAAATACGTAAAAAGAGGCTTAAAAGTTGCACGTGCCGGTTGGAATGGTAAGGGGATGTATCTGTTTATTGCGGATGGTGAAGACTTAACAGCGTGCCTTTCCAATGGAGATTTTAAATGTGTAAGCTCTATTTGCTTGAAAACAGCACAGGACAATATCTGTGTGGGCTGGACGGCATCTCAGGCAGACATGCTCGCAGAAGATTGGATGTTTGTGGAATAATTGTGCCGGCACAAGAAAGGAGAAAGACATGATCATCACAGGAATGGCACACTTTGAATCAGTGTGCAAAAGAAAATTGGTTGAATGGTATCGCAAAAACAAAGCGTGTGTAGAGATTGACCTCAGTAATGTATATATTGTCTGGTCTTGTAAGACATTACAAAATTACAAGTGTCTTGCATCAACAACAATTTCGGGTGACGGCATCTATGCCGAATATACCTATAACGGAGACAAACAGGAACTTTACGAAGATGTGTATGGGAAATTAACAAATACATGTCACACAGAAGAATAGGAGGTGATCCAGGTTATCTCCCACCGGCGGGGAATGACCGGAAAGGAAGGAGGGTTTCTTTTGATTGAAGTAAGCGTTCGAAAAGATGAAGTCAAAGTTAGCGGACATGCTGGCTTTGCAAAAAAAGGGGAAGACATTACATGTGCAGCAGTTTCAATTCTCACACAGAACTTAGTTAATTCTATTCAGAATTTGACACAGGATAAGAGCACTTGCGTAGTAAAATCAGGAAAAGTAATCATAAATTTAGATTTTGGGAGTCTGTCAGAGCAAACAAAAACTCTGATAGATTCTTTTTTTCTTGGTATTTGCAGTATAGCAAATGAATTTCCAAACAATGTAAAAATTGTGTAACTTATTATTTGTCCGAAATGACATTAAACTACCCAGAGTGACGGTTCGGACTTAGTACGGAGCGGTACAGAAAGGAGCAATATGAGTAAATACAAATTAGACTTACAGTTATTCGCAGAAGGAGACGGTGGTGGCGCAGGAGACGGCAGCGGAGCCGGAGCGGAAGGAACAAACGGAAACAACCAGGGCGGCGAAGGGAGTAAAGAAACTGTCAGCTTCGATGATTTTTTAGCACAGGAAGGAAATCGTGCAGAATTTGACCGCAGAGTACAGAAAGCAGTGAATACAGCTGTAGGAAATGCACAGGCAAAGTGGAAGGCACTGGCGGATGATAAGCTCTCAGAAGCAGAAAAGCTTGCACAGATGACCGAATCGGAAAAAGCAGAGTATCTTCGCAATAAAGAGAGAAGAGAATTTGAAGAAGAAAAGGCGAAATTTGAGCAGGAAAAGCTTCTTGTAGAAGTTCAGAAAGAACTGCAGGAGAAATCTCTCCCGTTAGGATTTGCAGAATCTTTAGCAACCATTATGGATGCAGAGAAGATTAAGACAGCGATCACAGATATTAAAAAGGTTTGGGATGCAGAAATCTCTGAGGCGATCAAAGCTAAGGCAAGGCAGACTCCTCCGCATGACGGCGGGGGAACTCATGCCGGAGGCAGAAGTAGAAATGCAAGTATTGCAGCAATGGCAAAACAGAGCAGAATCATTAAATAAAAGAAAGGATAGAGAAAATGCATAAAACAAAATTAGATTTACAGTTATTTGCTTCGGAATTTAATCCGGATAATGTAACAATGTATGAGAAAAAGGATGGAACAATCCCGGAAAAATACAATACGCTTATTTTAAAAGATGTTATGGAAAACAGTAAGGTTATGCAGCTTGCAAAGTATGAAGAAATGGATGGCAAAGAAAAGAAATTTGAATACTTTGCAAAAGGACCAGGTGCTTACTGGGTAGGTGAAGGCGAAAAGATTAAGACATCGAAAGCACAGTGGTTAAATGTTAAGATGGTTGCCAAAAAGCTTGGTGTAATCATCCCATGCTCAAGAGAATATCTCCAGTATAAGATGTCCGATTTCTTCGAAGTTATGAAACCGAAGATTGCAGAAGCATTCTATAAGAAGTTTGATGCGGCAGCAATCTTAAATGTGGAAAATCCGTTTCCGCAGTCGGTAGACGGCTCTACAGAAAAGGCAGGAAACACAATCAATGGAGAGCTGACCTATGACAATATCCTTGCCCTGGAAGACCTGCTGACAGACGAAGATTACGATGCAAATGCCTTTATCTCTACAAAACGGAATAGAAGCACTTTAAGAAATGCTCACAAGATTGAGAACGGTGTTGTTATTGAATCAATTTATGATAGAGGGAATAATACAATTGATGGAATGCCAGTTGCAGACCTTAAATCACTTGATAAGGGAACATTATATGCCGGTGATTTTGACTATATGTACTACGGAATCCCATTTGGCATGAGCTACAAGTTAGATGAATCGGCACAGCTTTCAACACTGACTAATGCCGATGGAACACCAGTCAATCTGTTTGAGCAGGAATTAGTGGCTTTGAGAGTAACAATGGATGTTGGTTTCATGATTGTAAAAGACGAGGCATTTGCTAAGTTGACATCCGGTTCTCTTAAAACATTAAAAGTAACCAGTGCGGCCGGAACAAAGGCTGGAGACACTAAGGTTACCGTAACACCAACAGCTACCGATAGTAATACATACAAGTATAAAGTCGGAGAAAATCTCGATATGCCGGTAAAAGGACAGAACGTAAAGGGATGGACTGTATGGGATGGTTCTTCTGATATCACCGCTGAAACCGGAAAAGAGATTGTAATTGTTGAATGCGATGCCAAGTACAAAGTAGTTGGTGCAGGAAAGACAGAGGTAACTTCGAAAGCGGGGGTGTAAATGTATAGAGTAATCAGAGAATTTGCAGATTTAACAGATTCAAAGAAAATCAAAGAAGGAGAAATCTATCATAATTATTCTGTCGGGGATGTGTATCCTCGACAGGGCAAAAAAGTAGATGAAAAACGTATTAAAGAACTTCTTGGAGCAGAAAACGCAAGAGGAGAACCACTGATTGAAGCGGTACAGGAAGGTGATGTACAGTGACAGACATCGTTTTATTAAGCGATTTAAAGGAATTATTAGGACTCCCAGAAGAAGAACATAGTCTTGACCGAAGATTGACATTAATCCTTACAGGGACAAAAAAACGGTTAAAGTTTCTTCTTGGAGGATTAGATCCACCAGATGAGATGGATTATATTATTTTGGATGTTTCAATTATTCGGTATAACAAACTTGGTTCAGAAGGGCTTTCTTCCCACAGTGTTGAAGGAGAAAGCCTTTCCTGGTCTGACAATGATTTCTCTGGATATATGGACGATATCAATGCTTATCTTGACGAACGAAACAAGAACAAAAGAAAAGGGGGATTCAAATTCTTATGAGGTACGGCACACAAGTATTTTTTCAGAAACGAGTTCCAGGGGCATATGATTCTGATACGGGAAATTACGAAGAGGATAAAATTCAGGAAACATTAAAATACGCCTCTGTCATGGACACACAAACAAAGATGCTTAAATTAGTCTATGGCAGCATAAAGCAGGGAAGTCTTACGCTACACATTCGGAATCATTATAAAGAAAAATTTGATTACATCCGTATTGGTGAAAAGATCTATCATGTTGATTACACAAGAAAGCTTCGGACCAAGCAGACATTTATTGTGTCGGAGGTGGCCTGATGTCAGGAATCAAAATGATAGGACTGGATGAACTCCAGAGAAAACTGAAAGCAAACTGCAATCTAAATGATGTTAGAAGAGTAGTTCAGGTCAACGGAGATGAACTGAATGGAAAAATGAAACGGAAGACAACGACAGCATTTACGAAAGGGTATACGACTGGTGATACGGCCAACAGCATCAATACAGAGATACGGGATGACGGGATGACAGCAGCGGTAGGACCGACAACAGATTACTCGCCTTATGTAGAATACGGGACTCGGTTCATGCAGGCGGAATCGTTCGTAAAACCTAGTTGGGAAGAACAAAAAGAACTCTTTAAAAAAGACATGGACAAACTTATGAAATGAGGTGAGAAGCATGGATCCACAGCAGGAATTGTTTTCATATTTACTGGTAGCATTAAAAGAGAAGTATCCAGACATAGGGATTTATGATTCTTTCCTTCCACCGGAGGGGACTCCGTATCCTTTTATCTATCTGGCTGACTCTCATCAGACGGATGACAGAAATAAAGATATATCGTTCGGAAATGTCTTTCAGACAATTCATGTCTGGCATAACAATCCACGTCAGAGAGGGACGGTATCAGGCCTTTTATTAGGAATCAAAGAACTCTGCTATAGATTAGAATCAACAAAGAATTTCGGCTGGGACCTCCGGAACGCAGATCAGAGGATTCTGGCAGATACAACGACAGCACAGCCTCTTTTACATGGGGTATTAGAAATAGAATTTAAGTTCAATTAGGAGGTTGAGAATGAGAAAGTTAGAATTACAGCTTTTTGGAAATGAAGCGGTTCAGGGCAAAAAGTTAGTGTACCTGTATCGTATTTTATCAGAAGCGGCAAAAGAAAACGGAGCAACGCTGGCATTTACTACAGAAAATGGACGAACTAAATCAAAGGATGCAGATTCCACCGCCACAAAGGATGGCTCTATTCGAACACCAGGTGCGGCAGAAGTGGAGATTACGGCTACTTCTATTTTGAAAAAAGGAGATGCCCTTATTGGGAAATTAGAAAAAGCCCTGGATGATGATGCACTTGTGGAAATATGGGAAGCAAATCTGATGGAACCAGCAAGTAGCGGCAGCAATAAATTTAAAGGAAAATATTTTCAGGGATATCTGACAGAAATTGAATATACAGCTAATGCGGATGAGTTTGTAGAAGTGTCCCTCACTTTCGGTATCAACGGAAATGGGGAAGATGGAGATGTCACTGTTACTGCAAGCCAGCAGGAGCAGGCTTACGCCTTTGCAGACACACCAAAAACAGGAGCATAAAAGGAGGAAATAATAGATGTTTGAATTAGAAATGAATGGACAGGTATATCAGTTTAACTTTGGAATGGGATTTTTAAGAGAGATCAATAAAACAACGACAGTACCAGTAAAGGATATTCCTGGTAAGTTAACAAATATGGGAATGCAGTATGCATTTGCAGAACTGCTGGATGGTAATGTCGAGACCTTGTGCGATGTTTTATATATCGCAAATAAGTCACAGAGTCCTCGCTTGACAAAGGCGGCTATTGATACTTATATCGATGATGAGGGAACAGATATCGACGCTCTTTTTGATCAGGTGATTGATTTTTTAAAGAATACAAATGCTACGAAGAAAGAGACACAGACGGTCTTAAAGAGGGTGGCAGAGGCACAGGAACAGGAGACACAGAAGAATCAGGAGAAATAGAAACCTTCGAAGAGATATATGAATGGATTGCCCTGGAGTGCTTTCAATATCTTGGATTTAAAACATTTGAGGAAGTGGACAGGCTTACAATCCCGGAATGGAGATTATTAAGAAAGGCAATCAAATTAAAAGAAGAAGAAAAAGACTATAGAAATCATTTGCAGGCGTTCCTGAACTTTAAAACGAAAGCAAGAAAGAAATCAGGAAGGCCTGTTTTTTCTACGTTTAAGAAGCTCTATGACCGTGAGGCGAGAATAAGAGAAATCATGAAAAAGGAAGAAAAAACAGATCGCTTTGCAAAGGTAAAACAGCTATTAAGAAGGGAGGAGTAGACAGATGGCGGAATCATACAGTGTAGAAGCGATACTTAGCGCAAGAGATGCAGGTTTTACAGCAGGAATGAAAGCAGCCAGGAAATCTACAGAATCCCTCGGATCCGTACTGAAAAAAGGGCTCGGCTTTGGTGCATTTGCGGCGATTGGAAGCAAAGCAACAGCCGTGGTCGGAAACAGTATATCTGATCTCATCGGTGGAATGAATGAGGCAAGTGCTACATGGAAAACATTCTCTGGGAACATGACGATTTCTGGAAAGACTACAAAACAGACGACAAAGGCGAGAAAGGACCTGCAGAAATTTGCAGAGCAGACGATTTATAGTTCCTCTGATATGGCTTCTACATATGCACAGCTTGCCGCAGTCGGAACAAAGAACACAACAAAACTCGTAAAAGGTTTCGGAGGACTTGCCTCAGCTGCCGAGGACCCGAAGCAGGCAATGAAGACTCTGTCACAGCAAGCAACGCAGATGGCGGCAAAACCTAAGGTGCAATGGGAAGATTTTAAACTGATGGTAGAGCAGACCCCTGCCGGTGTTGCGGCAGTTGCTAAGATGATGGGTAAATCCACGCAGCAGATGATTAAAGATGTGCAGGACGGCAAGATATCCACAGAAGAATTCTTCGATGCAGTAGCAAAAACTGGAACGAATAAGCAGTTTACCAAGATGGCAACAGAGTATAAAACGGTAGGGCAAGCAATGGACGGACTGACAGAAACTGTAAGTAATAAATTGCAGCCGGCGTTTGATAGTGTTTCATCTGTAGGAATTAAGGCGGTTAGTGCAATTGCAGATTCTCTTGATAAGATAAACGGGAAGGCTATTGCTAAAAAAATAGAGCCGTTTACAAAGTCTATAAACAGCGTTGCAACAGCTTTTTCTAAAAATGGAATTAACGGTGCCATATCAGAAATTACAAATCATATAAGTAAATCAAATGGAGCGGTAAAGCAATTTGGAGCAGCAGTATCGGCAGCTTTTATGGTCACACATTTAAATGACTTTCTTAATACATTCAAGGCTGTTACGGAGGGAATAGGAAAAATAAAACTCCCGAATTTTTCAAGTATAATAAATAAGATTAATTTTGGTAGTCTATCAAATGGTATAACAAAACTGGGAAATGGAATAAAATCCTCCTTTTCATCTATCGGAACTACAATAGAAACTTTTGGAAGTAAAGTTGCAGGCTCCATAACGGCTATGGGTGCAAAATTAGAATCCGGTATTGCGGTATGGGATAAATTCACAGCAATTGGAGGTAAAATAAGCTCTTTTGGAGAGACAATAGCCACAGCATTTGGTGGAAAAATAAATAAAGCATTGCTAATAATTCAAGCGATGGGGAACAAGATAGGGATAATACTTGCTCCATTTAAACAAATACTTTCTGGAATACTTGGCATTGGCGGGAAAATAGTAAACGGACTTACCTCCATGATGGGATTAGCATTAAAGGCACTTATGCCGGCGGCACTGGTAGCGGCAGTATTGGCAGGATTCGGTCTCTTATATCAGCAATTTGGAACGCAAATAGACCAGATGCTTGCTTTAGCGCAGACGAAAGGTCCGCAAGTTATAAGTAATCTTGCCAATGGAATTTCATCAGCTTTGCCTAGCTTGATTGCATCTGGTGCACAGCTAGTAACTGGTTTGATGGATACAATCACAGCAAATCTTCCAGCAATAATTTCTGGTGGCACACAAATTATATCCAGCCTTGTAAGCGGACTTTCTAGTGCTGCCCCGTCCCTTATCGCTCACGCTGCCATGATGATAGGACAATTTGTGATAAGTATAGGAAGTGCTTTGCCACAGCTTATTACAACAGGAATGCAGTTGATAGCATCTTTAGCACAAGGACTAGCATCTTCATTACCTACATTGATTAGTTCGGCCAAACAGGCAGTTACAGCTTTTATAGGTGGTATTGGACAAAATCTTCCGCAGATTCTTGCAACGGCGGTTCAGATTATTGTTGCATTAGCACAAGGACTCATTACAGGAATCCCTCAGATTATAGCGGCGGTTCCTCAAATCGCTTCAGCATTAGTCGATGCAATTATGAGTACAGACTGGCTTCAAGTTGGAAAAAATGTTGTGTCTACTATAGGGCAGGGATTAACAAATGTGAAGAATTGGTTTACTGGTGGTAAAAAAGGCGGTCAGGAAACTTCTTCAGGTGTAGCTTCAGGAATTAGTTCTGGTTCCGGTCAGGTAACTTCAGCGGCAGGAACTGTCACAAATAATGTAACCAATAAGTTGAAGTCAGGTTCTGGTGCAGCAAAAAGTGCAGGAAGTACAGTTATTAATGGATATAGCAGTGCGATAACTAACGGAGCAGGGAAAGCGACAGCAGCAGTTTCTAACTCTACAGCAAAGATTACTGGCTCTATGAAAAAGTCTGGTAATGCTGCAAAGAGTGCTGGAAAACAGACAGGAAATGGTTATACAACAGCTTTGAGGTCGGGGTTGAATAAAGCCCCTAATGTTGCATCCTCTGCCGTATCAAAAGTAAATGCAAAGTTGCGTTCTGGCCGTTCTGGGGCACATGCTGCAGGTGCTTATATCAGCCAAGGTTTTGCACAAGGAATGAATTCTTGTCTGGGACAGATTGAAGCAGCGGCATCCAGAATGGTAGCGGCAGCGGACAAAGCAATCCGGGCGAAAGCTAAGATTCATTCACCATCGAAAATGACAGAAAAAGATGGTAAATTCATGGGAAGTGGTTTCGCAAAAGGAATTAAAAAAAGTACTGGAAAAGTAAAGAAAGTAAGCGAGAAGCTTACCAAGGCAGCTCTACAAAAGAAAAAGACAAATGTATATGCAAAGGCTATAAAATCAAAAGTTTCCCATGGAATCAAGGCAGGCTTAAAGAGCGTAAAGAAAAAAACAAAGAATCTTCTTGGTTCATCCAAAACGACTCTATTGAAAGCTAACCAGAATCGACAATATGAAGACATGGCAAGTAAGGCAATAGATAAGTATAAGACAACAATCAATAAAAAAGTTTCTTCTACAACGAAAAGTTTAAAGAAGAAAGTTGATGCAGTCACAAAGTCTTATCAGAAAAAGTATAAGAAAAATGCGAAACTGAAAAAGGCATATACAAACGCAGGGAAAGGTTTAAAAGAGAAAATCACAAAAAAGATAAAGGCACAGGGAAATGCGGCAATTAAAGCAGTAGATGCAACCCTTACAGCTCTTGGAAAGAAGTATCAGACTAAATATGATGCGATTGCAAGTGACCGTTCCAATTTCCTTTCTAAGATGTCTGATTACGGAGATTTATTCAAATCAGATGATTACGGCTTTATCTCTCTTGTTGATTTTAAATCTCAGACAAACCAAATCAATGCTCTTGCAAAAAACATGGAACATTTGCCTTACAACATGATGAAGGACATTCAGGCACTCGACACTGCACAGGGACTTAAGTATACGAATGAACTTCTCAAAAAAGGAGACACTTGGTTAAAACAATATGGTAAGGATTATACAAACTTCATAGCAACAGCGAAGAAAAACACAAATACTTACTATCAGCCATACATTACAAAGCTTGATACAGAGTATGTCAATGCAGTAACAAAAGCAATCAAAGACTTGCAGAAAAAGATGAATGCTATTGGAACGCAGGCATCAAAAGGCTTAGTAAAAGGAGTCTCTAATAAGAAGAATACAAAGAAGGTGAAGAAAGCATCAAATAAGCTTGCTTCTACAGTTCCAAAGACGGCAAAGAAAAAACTGAAAGTTCATTCACCGTCAAGAGTAATGGATAAGATTGCATATTATACCGGCATCGGTTTTGTAAATCGTTTAGAAGCAATGAGAAAGAACGTGCAGTCTGCTATGCAGGGAATCGTAGATGTTCCGGCACAGATGGCACCATCCTTCGCAGGAAATTTTAATGGAGAATTATCATCTGATTATGAATACTATACGAAAGCAAAATATACCGTAAATGTGCCGCTTGAAATCAATGGTAAAGAATTTGCCAGGGCAACAGCGCAGGATACAATGGTAGAACAGAATCGCTTACAGCGTAGAAACAACAGAAAGAATGGAAAAGTCTAGGAGGGTAGATATGTTATATAAATTCATAGATACAACAGAATATCAGGATGAGATAGCATTGCCCTCAGAGGCGATGAACTTCAATGGTGTATTTCTTGAAAATGAAGTAGAGGGATACAGAACTCTATACGTCACTGGCAGAGAGTCCCTTGCTCCGGAGTTAGATTTTTATGAGTCCGGAGCAAGACATGGTAAAAAAATCAAAAGCAGAATGTTCCAGGAAAGAGTGATTACGGTAGGGTATCAGTTGATGAGCCCTACCGCTTTTGATTTCCGCATGGCATACAACAAAATGGCTCAGATTTTAAATGTATCTTCTGCAAAGATGATATTTTCGGATGAACCAGATAAATATTTCATTGGAACCCTTACAAGCATGGGTGAGACAGACCCCGGAAAGCTTTGTATAACAGGAGAGCTAGAGTTCACCTGTCCTGATCCATTTAAATATTCCGTAGACCAGAAAATTTATAAATTGTCTGGTCTTAGCAAGATATATTACGAAGGTACGCAAGATTGCTATCCAGAACTCCGTTGGAACATAAAAGGTAATACCGGATATGTTGCTGCCTATAAAGATAGTGCAGATACAATCATACAGATTGGCAATCCATCAGAGGCACAGGCTACGAGTAACATCTTTGCCGCCGGCGACATTGTAGTGGCAAAATGTGAAGATGCTTCTATTTTTGTAAACAATAAGCAGAAAGATATCTTAGGAGCTATCGGAAATGAATGGGAATCCTTTTATTTAAAACCAGGG